CATTAATAGGCGCAAGCCTTGGTATTACAAAACGTGATATGAATTGTGAACGTATGAAACTATCTAAATTATTATTTGACTTTAACATGAAGGTTGCTGCTGTATCCATACTATGTCAAGACAGCAGGGTGTTCCAAAGCATGGCACATGCTGGTACGCCTTGTCCTTTTAATGGTAAGATTGGTGATGACGCACTAGAAGAGTGGAACAAATACGATAAAGAAAGACCAGACTATGAAGAGTACGTGGCAACACTACGATACATGGAAAAAGTAGACAATAAAATATTGGAGGAGTTAAATGAAGAACCTATTATTGTTGACGGCAACGGCAACGCTGTTATCCTCGGTAGCCAAGACTGACGTAGTAATTATACCAGACACACCAAACGTAGGTGATACAACTACAATTACCACTGTAACAACAGGCAAGCCTATTACAACAGACAACTTAATATCACATGATTTTATAGATGGTACATGGAATGGTTCTATGTTTCCAGACTCATCAGATATAAACGAACACATTTATCTCACGGGTAAAGATGGTGCATACGCAGAGACTACAATTAAATCAGAAGACTATGTATCAATAGAAGAACTAAGACTAGGTTTTACTTCTAACTTTAATGCTGACATACGATGGTGGAACCCAACTGAGTCAACAGTCACAATGTATCAAATAGCATCTAACGGTGTTGACACCACAACACAAAGCACAACATTTGAAGACACAACAAACCACAACTATCAGTTTAATAATTATGGCAACACTTTAATTATGAATGCTGACCCAGACATGACACACGGCACACTTACAGCAGGTTTTAGTTTTGATATACAAGGTAATAAAAACTACAACGGTGGTCATGCAGGTGTAGATGTAAAAGATCCAACATTAACCATAGACTACACTGCACTGTCAGCAACAACTGTGACAACAGTTGAATATTGTTGGCAAAAGAATCCACCTACATGTCCTGGGCAAGACGAAATAGATATTGTTGAAGATATAATAGACGACATCGATACTATTATTTACGACATACCTGACGACTTCTTTGAACCAGAGCCTATTCCAATAGATATTGAATACTCATTCAATGATGAATACTTTGAAGAAGATTTTGACATACAAGATGATTATATGATAGCTGACGAATTTTTTTTTGAAGACGATTACTATCAAGATGACTTTTACGAAGACATTGAATTGGCATACGTTCCTGAAACAGATATTGACATGGACATGGATGTAGATTGGAATGATTCTAATGTAGAACTATTTGATGATCTGCCTCTGGTAGAGGAGGCGGTTATAGATGACATAGTTATGGAAGAGGAAATGTTTGTAGAGGAATTTACAGAAGAAATGCAAGACGAGTTTATAGAAGAAGTGTATGAAGAATTTGTAATAGAAACAGAACCTGAACCAATGCCTGAACCAGAGCCGGAGTCAGTAGAAGAGGTGGCCATGGTAGAGGAAGAAATTATAGAAGAAGAACCAATTGAAGAGGAAATTATAGATGAAGAAGTTGCAGAGCAACCCAGTAGCGAAGAAGTTATTGCAGACGAACCAGCACCGACAACAGAGATTGCCAAACAAGAAGAGGTTGTCGAGGAGCCAGCTCAAGAACCTGACGCAGATGTGGAAGTTGATTTAGATATTAAAGTTGCCGCTATAGAAAAAGCAATACAAAGCAAAGTATCAAACGAAATGCAAAGAGTTAGTTTAACACTTGATGTAATTAATGAAGTTGTATCTCGTGAAATGACAGCAAAACAAGCTGATATTTCTAGTTATTTTGATACAAATGCTGCACTGTTTGACACACGTCAATTACCAGGCGGCGACCCTATGTTCTTCATGCAGGTCAGTCTTGCTAGTTATGATAAAACAATATATGCTACACAGGCAAATATTGTAGGCACTGATCCTTTAGTACAGCATCAAATCAAAATGATAGAAGCAAAGAAAAAGACGTCAGATGCATACAGGAAACTAATGGAGAAAATAAATGCCAGATCTAATCAATAAACTATCTAGTTATGCAGCACTCGTTGGCGTCGTTGGCGCAATCGGTGGTGGTTTTTATGCATGGGGTGAATTTAATACAAGACTATCAGCAATAGAAGAACAAGATTTTGTAATCAATCAACAAGTTGATCTTACAGATACACATGACCGTATCATAAAAGGTGACAAAGAAATTATGCAAGAGTTAAGAGCATTATCACAAGTTGTTGAGTCGTTAAAATCAGACACGTCTGTAAATCAAGCAGCAATAGATTTTTTAGATGCAAAGATAGACGAACTAAAAGCGTCATTAGATAATCCGTTATTATAATGAAAAGGTTAGATGTCGATGAAAACACCTCCGTTTCGATGCCGGTACGTAACTTACTCACTATTATTGGCAGTTTGCTTGTGGGTGCTTGGTTCGCCTTTGGTGTCATTGAAAGACTTAATAGTATAGAGTCAGATTTAAGATTGATGTCTAAAGACTTAGAAGCTGCAAATGCTTTTATTGATTCTGTCCCTAAAGGGGGCATGGTTAGTCCACAAGTCCAAGAGCTTTACATGTTGGTTGAGTATCTTGGTGAAAACGTAGACAAGCTAAAAGAACAGATGGAATCAGAGATACCCATGATACTAAAGAACGACATGGTTATACAATTTCATGAAGAACGATTAATAGACTTGGAGTCAAAAACAAATGGAAACCATTAAAGTTGTATTCGCAATACTTATGATACAGAACGGTTCGACAGTAGAGATGGTGCCAACTGATGGACTTTCTGACTGTTTGAAACAGAAGCGTTTAATTACTAGACAAATAGGTGAGGAACAAGAAGGCATATACATGCAGTGCAAAGAAGTAGAGGCTGTTGTATACGAAGACATGGGCCGACTTAAAATTAAAAAAATCGTAGAAGAATAAACTTGTAATCACAAGTAAACTTACTTATATTTACATCCATGGGATTACCCAAATTATTAACTGAACAGCAAAAGAAATTTGCGGAGCTATTGGTATACAATGAAGGACGTAAAACACCTACTGAATGTGCTAAAGAAGCAGGCTATGCCGAAGGTTCGTGCCATGTGCGCGCGTCTGAGCTGCGCAATCCAAACAAGTTTCCACTCGTCGTTAAATACATTGGCGAACTCAGATCAGAAATACAAAAGAAGTATGAGGTTAGCTTTGAACGGCACATCACAGAACTCGGTCGTATACGCCAAGAAGCTCTTGCAAAGGGAGCTTTCTCGGCAGCTACAAATGCGGAGGTTGCGCGAGGCAAGGCAGCAGGACTATACATCGAACAGAAAATAATCAGAACAGGTAAACTAGAAGACATGTCTATCGAGGACTTGGAAGCTAAGATGAAAAAGATATACCAAGAGAATGAAGTATTGATAAAGGGAGAGTACACACTCGTCGATGAGAAAAGCTAAATCATATCAAGAGCACACTCCTGGTCCAAAGAAACGGACATCAATAGGGAACAGCATACGCTCACGTCCCAAGAATAAACACAAACGTAGGGGGCATAAAAAATATAGAGGTCAAGGAAAAAGAAGATGAGTAAAATAATAAACTTAGGTGAGTACAGTCCAACAATTAAAAAACTAAAAGCTGGTCGTCTTACATACAGCGTGCAAATGTTGTTACAAATATTACAGAACTTTGCAAAGAGTCCTGAGGGTGCTGGTGCTGGCGTTATGTTGGTGCTACCAGAGGGTCGTAACCCAATGCAAAAAGAATTTAACATTAAAGAAATACAACTAGTCGAAAACAAAATAGTAGGTGCTGTAGAGAAGTATAGAGCTGTTATTCTGGTTGAGTAATTACTTTGAAAGAAGAATCAAAACTTTGGCAAAAAGTTAAGAAAAATACACCAGGAATTATATGGACACGTGTTGAATCTTGGGCATCTTTTGGCTTTCCTGATCTAGTTGGATATACTGTAAAGCATGGTTTTTTTACAGTTGAGCTAAAAGTAACGAAAAGTAATAAAGTTGCCATGTCACCACACCAAATAGCGTTCCATGTGACGCATCCCACGAAAACATTTATCTTGGTCCAGCCCCACGGTCAACGATCCGTGATACTTTGCCCAGGGACCATGGTCCGGGAGCTTGCGGACTCTGGCTTGAGCGCTTGCACGCTTGCGCCTGTGCCCTTTAGCTCGCTTGAGACCCAAT